TATCCCGATGTCGGTGCAGCGGGGCAGGCGTTCGTTGATCTGATCAACAGTCGCTATCGCGGCGTTGCTTCATTGCCACCGGACCAGCAGCCTGCGGGGCTCGTCCGCGGCGGCTACAACAGAGCCAATCCGAACTATGCGGCGAGCGTGCTTAGCAATGCCACGGCAGCACGCCCAATGCTGACGCCACAGCCCGCCGCTGCAACTTACGACTTCGGCTCGACGCAGTCGCCGCCAGCAACTCCCAACCACAACAACCCCCCGCCTCCAGCGCAGCCGGGGCAGTCCGAGAAGGACAGAGCGCTGCAGTCGCTGGATCAGGCAGCGACGACAGGCACACAAACGTCACAGCCTGGACAGTCCGAGAAGGACAAGGCGCTGGCTGCGCTGCCACCACCGCCGCCAGCGACAGAGAAGGAAAAGCCATCCACCACAGCGGCGGCTGAGCCTCAGCCTCCAGTCGTAGAGCCCGAATATTCCAGCGCCGCCGTTATTCCGCAGTCGGTTACCGATGCAATTGGTCGTGTCGCCAGCGCTGGAGCACAAGGCTGGGAAGGTGGCCCGTCTTTGCCGCGGGTGCCGACAAACTTGGTGATGAGTCCAATCTACAATCCGCTCATCGCTGGGGCTGAAGCCGTGCTCAGCGGCGGAAATGCCCTCCTGCGTGGAGCCCAGCAGACTGCCGTGGAAGCGACGCCAAATATTCGTCTGCCATCGCTGCCACCGGGCGTGACGATTCCGCTTGGTGGAAACCGGCAGCTTTCCGGCGAACTTACGCCAGGCCCGCTTGGCCGTGAGATTGCCGCTATGCCGGAAGCCTTTCCGCTTGGTGGGCGTGAGTTAGGAACTAACGCCCTGGCTGGCCCACGTCCCCCTGGCGAGGCTGCGCCGCCACCGCCCCCACAGTATGTGCAGGAGCGCTTTGGCGAGCCGCCGCCCGGCAGGCTGGCGCAGATCACTGGCGCGATTGAACGGGCGGACCAACAGCCGCCACGAGCGCCGCCCGCTGAGAGGCCGGTGGAACCGCCTCGGACAGTTGAGCAATACGTCGACGATTATATGGCGGGTCGTGGCCGTGACAGTCCTGACCATCTGCGGTTCGCCGCTAATAATGGTCCGGCGATCGAGGCGGAATTTCAGCGCCGCGCAGCCGCAAGAGGTGAGCCCGCCCCAACGGCGGCCGGTGCGCAGGCAACGCCGCCAGAGGACATCCCCGACGCTGAAGCCATCGGGCGCAAGCCAAGCCCCGACAGAGTGCGCAATATCGAGTATGCGGCCAATCGGTCAGCCGAAGATCGCGCTGGGCCGCAGATGACGGACGAGACAGCCTACGTGCCGGACATCCCTGGCCGCGTGCTTGCCTCCCGGCAGTTCTCCACCGAGAACAGCATCAATCACAAGTTCGCCTATAACGACGGCTCCCATCCCGAATACAAGGCATCGGTCGATAAGGGCAACAAGGAGCGCAACGCGGGCATGGTGGAGATGCTGCGCAGCGATGCCGGCGACACCAATACCCTTGATCAGGCGCAGATCTTCCGTCGGGAAGCCAGCCCAGACAAAATGGGCGTCTTTACCGACGAGAAGCCCGTAGATGTCTCTGACATTGCCGGAGATATCCGCAAGGATCTGGCTGGTGCTGGAGGCAAGCGGGGGGCAGTGCAAACCGCCCTGAATGGCCTCTTGGAGCGCCTTTATGTCGGCAACGATGTTAAGGGTGGGACGCTCGAAACGTCGCCCTCCATGATCTATGGCGCGCGTCAGCATATCACTGACATGCTGGCAAAAGGCCCGATGACGGAAGAGGGGGCGGCGGCGAGGACCGCTAAATCCTATCTTACGAAATACCTGGACAAATTCGACGCCAAGATTGCAGAGGGGGCGCCGAAGTACAGCGACTATATGAGGGAATGGGCGGACCGGTCCCAGCGCATCAACCAGCAGGAGTTCCTGCAGCCGTATATGCGGCAGGGCGGCCCGGTGATTAACCGCGACGGCTACCTGCAGCTTAACGGCCTCAACAAGATGCTGGGTGACATCACCGCGGGCCTTAAGGCAGACAAGCCGAACAAGGCCTGGTCGCTGACCGACGAGCAGATCCAGAACATTATAAATACGCGCAACGAGCTGGCGGCCGACCGGCTGAACGAGCGGCTAGGCGAGGTGCGCGGTTCGCCGACTTACCAACTGCAGTCGGTGCGCGCAGCGAAGCAGCGATCCGTAATGGGTGAGGTGGCACGAGCGACAGGGCGCATGGGTACCACCCTTATTGGTTCGCATCTGGCTCATGCCGACCCGATGGTCAGCAACGCGCTGATGTGGGCAGCCCATGTGGGTGGTCCGGCGATCCGGCAGGCCCGCGTCGAGCGCGCGATCTCAAAAGCCGAAGCGGCGGACGCAGCGATGCGGGCGCGGTTGTTGGACCGGACGCACAACCCGCTCAGCGAATATTAGCCTCCCAAGTGTGCCAATGCCCACATGGAAGCCGCCACTGCCATCAGAGAGAGGAAGAAACAGGGAAAAGGCTCGGTGATTGTGGTCACAATAGACTGCACCAGAGGCATCGGTACCGGCCGATCGACGACAGTTTCCACCACGACCTCGCGATCGATTACGACCTCGCGATCGCGATACACCGGCACTTCCCGATAGACGTAGACGACTTCGCCACTGATAATCTGTTCCCACATCAGCCCGTGCTTACGGCGGAACGCTTCGGCCTGAAGGCCGGCAGCGGCACGCTCCCCAGCATGGGCGCTGCCCAGCATGCCCAGCAGGGCCACGAGGCGTTTGCGGTCAGCGTCGGTCATCTCAGCTGCCCAACTCCAGCCGCTGCTCGATGCGGTTGACGCGTTCGGCCAGCGCGTCGTAGGCCGCCTGCCGGTCAATCGCCGCCTCGCTTTCCAGCACCGCGTCCCGCCGCACCGCAGCAATGCCACGCTCGATCGCCACCAGCCGCTTGTGCAGACGCGTGAATTGCTCCCGCAGATAGTCCAGCAGGTCGTCGCTCATCTCAGTGTCCTACACCCAATGCAATCAGCAACTCAGGCAGGCGGGCGAATAGCGCGGCCAGTGCGGCGATCAATGCGGCCAGCACGAGTATCCACGGGTCGCGGTTGAATTTCTTCGCCTCAGCGCGAAACTTCGCCGCCTCGTCAATCGCCCGGTCAATGCGGACAATCTGTTCCCGCAAGTCCAGCCGGTCGCGGTAATCGTGTGGTACGTCGCTCATTGGTTGCCAGCCCGCCGCTGCACTTTGCGCCATTCGCGGCGGATCAGATCCAACAGACCGTCGCGGCTACTTTCCAGCGTCCAGCCTCGCGTGGCTAGATCGGCGCATACCTGATGGTCGCCTGTCGAGCGGTCGCGGACATAACCGCCTTGGCTCGGCACCCAATAGATGTGCTCGATCTCATCGCCAATTGGGGTGGTCTCCCGCAGATGGACATCACCATCGGTGTCCTGCCAGATGCGGCGACTGCGGTGTGGGTGATTAGTCATGTGCTCTGTCCCTTGCCCCAGAGATCCCGCGAGGCGCCGGCATCGATTGCTTAGACCCAATCCTCTAGCGGTGGTTAATCACCGCTGTGCATAGTCAATATCGTTGCGGTGCATAATGCTGTGCTTACGGCGGCCATGTCGTCAATTGCTGGCGCTCGTCGGGGCGACATTGGTCGAGTTGTATGCGCCGGGCAACACGCCGGTCTGGGTCAACCCCGCTGAGGTGGTGACCGTGCGAGAGCCGCAGCAGCGGGGTGGTTTTGTTGGCGGCGTCATGTGCGTCATCACGTTGGCCAACGGCAATATCGTTTCCAGCACCGAAAACTGCGAAACGGTGATCAGGCGGCTGCGGTAGGCATAGCCAGCACGATGGCAAGCACGATGCCGAGCACGCGGATCTGGTCCATGCGGCTAAGCCCGGCGAGATGGCGCAGAATGGCGACCGCTAGCGCTTCGTCACTCATGGCCACCTCTGCAAACGGACGGTCAGGCATTCTCAGCCGCAAGGATCGCGCGCCCGATAGCCTCCGGGATCTGCGGCACCAGGCTGTTGCCTAGGCTTCTAAGTCGATTTACCCGGTTGAATGCCAGCGCTTGCTTGCGTTCAAGCGGCCCAATTCGCTGAAGCAGACATTGCTGCACGTCCGGTTGGTCGAATGGCGATACTGAAAAGGCTTCCCACAGATCACACAGTCCTTGATCATCTTGCGGCCACGCCCCCATGAACCATCGGCTATATGCAGGTTGGCGTGGCATCTCTGGCACAGCACAATAAAGTCTGTCGGCGTATAGTTCCGGTGATGTCTTTGCAGTTGAGCGGTTGACCCACATTGCGCGCAGGAGGCGTCCGATAATGGCATCAGTCTCTGCGATGCCTTCCTGACTGTCGCATTTGCCATTCGTCACTCGTCCAATGAAGTCCAGTTCAGGGGAAGTCCCATGAGCCACTCGACCCACGTCGGGTTCAACGCCCCACCAACCGCATTCGGCAACTGCTTCCCCTTCGTCCCGCCACCATGCTCCGAATACGGCAGCGCATTCGGATGGCGATAATCCCGTGCCGCCGGGGCAGGCCAGACCTGCACTGCCTCCGACAGATTGCCGCCCCGCTTCTCCACGTTGCGGAATGCCGCCGGTGTCGGGTTGCGGCTGCCCTTCGGTCCATCGATCGCGCGCGGCGTCGGCCACAGCTTCGCCATCGTCGTCAGCGTCGCGCCACGCCCCTGCCCCCGGTTTGAACTGCCAGCCGCCAGGATGCGTTCCCTGTTCGCAGGCCCCTGGTCGTTCTCGTTCGCGCGCGGGGTAGGCCACATCCGCACCTGTTCCTCCAGATACAGCGGCACGCTGATGCGTCCCGACTTCTGCCGGAAAGACAGACATTTCTCCATCGTCTCCGGTTTCCTCGAGCGGTTCACACCCAACGGCGTGCCCCACAATCCAGATGCGCTCGCGGAGGTGCGGTGCCCCCATGTCGGCAGCGCTGATGCGATGCCATTCGACACGGTACCCGAGTGAGGCCAGGTCTCGCAGTACTCCTCCAAAGAACCGTCCAGATTCAATTGACAATATCCCTGGCACGTTTTCCGCCAGCACCCATCGGGGTCTAACCTCGCGAATGAGCCGGGCGAACTCGGGCCAGAGGTTGCGGTCGTCGGCGCTACCGTTGCGCTGTCCTGCGACGCTGTGGGGCTGGCAGGGAAAGCCGCCGCAGATGAGGTCAACGGCAATTCCATCTGCCGCCAGGCGGGCTGCGGTGAGGCTTCTGACATCGTCATATATCCGCACGTGGGGCCAGTGCTTCGCCAGTATACGCCGGCAGAACGCGTCGCTTTCGCAGAATGCAACGGTCGTCATTCCTGCGCGCTCGAGGCCCAGACTGAAAGCTCCCGATGCCGCTGAAAATATCAAGCACTTTCATTGGCATCCCTCCTGTTCTTTGTGATGTTGCTGATCTTATCGTCATACTTCCAATGGCATGAGCGGCACATCGGCATATAGTCATCAATATCTTCATACCGTCCGCTCAGGTTGGCGTAGTCATAGTGCCTCGCTTCAGTGGTGCCGCACTTCGCGCAGTGTTTGGGTTTGCCGAACTGTGCATATAGACGTCGATGGAAAGCCTGTTTCCCAGCGATATTACCGCGCCATGAGGGATGCGTCGGTCCCGACATTGGATGTCGAGCCTTTGCGACGCGCGCCTCTATTCCATGCCGCCGCATAAGGTTCCAAATGACCTTCTGCGATATCCCAACGGCTTTACTAATCTCAGTCTGCGTCAACCCTGACCGATAAAGTTGCGTGACGTTTGCCACCAACGTAGCAGGATATTGCTTGGGTTTGGCTCCTCTGGGCATCTCAGATACCGCTAAACAGATCGAGCACGCGCAGCGTCATTGGCCACCTCTGCAAACGGACGGTCAGCACGGCGCGAACAAATCCCGCTGCCGCGACCACAGATCCACTAACGGCAGCGTCACCGCATACCGGCTGGCTGAGCTGCCATCAATGCTCGTCGCCCCAGACGCTGCAGCCAGCCGGAACCGGCACTCAGTATTGACGCGGGCAACGTGGTAATACAGGGCACGGCTGGCGCAGAACGCGCCCCAGCGCTGCATGTTGGCCAACTTCCATGGCGTGCTGCCGCCAAGAAATACACCGACATTGGGACCGACAATCGGTGTCACGTCAGCTTCCGTCATGCCGTCCTGCACCGCGAGCAGCACCAGCGGACACAGCGACAGGCAGCGGTTGAGCCAGCGTGTCGATAGCCGCAGGCTATCCAATCCCCCCGCCACGATATCCGGCAGCACGATCCAGTCAGCGCATGCGCCGAATTGCTCCACCAGCTGCTCGAACGCATCTTCGTCAAACACTCGCCCAGCCTGGAAATCGGCCCATGCGCCATTGTCCAGTGCGTAGTGCTCAAATCCCTCCGTCCGCCAAACACCGGCACGGGAGACAAGCAAACGCCAATCACGGCTGCGCAGAGCATCTAGATTGCGCCGGGTGCCGGTGCGGCTGGCGTAGCAAAGCATGGATGTGTCGATATGTGCGTGGTGGGTTGCGGCGAGACAGTCAGCAGCGATATGCCGTGCTCGCTCTCGATCTGGTGCCAGCAGTGACCCGGCACAATCGTCAGTGTCCATGGGAAGAGACTGCGCGGCGTTTCGTGACGGCTGTCGCTATCCAGGATGTGCAAGAAGCCAGCGCCATCTATCACTAGCACTATCTCATCGTCCGCATGCCGCTCCCATGCACTGACGCCACTGTATTTCACCAAACCAATGATGCCGTCACGATATGGCAGGCTCGGGCCGAAGGCGCGCTTCTCTAACTCCAACGGAGAGCTAGTCGGGCTGCGCCCATCCAGTCCCGGCAGCGCGTTGAAGAGTGCTCGTAGGTTTGTCGTCGGCATTACCACTGCCTCCACCAAGCGATGACCCATACAACGAGTGCCAGCGTCGGCCATGCGAGCCATAAGCTATCGAGTGTCATTGGCCACCTCTGCAAACGGACGGTCAGTCACGTGCGCCATTGCTGCGCTTCGCCAGCCAGTACCGCTGCGGTCTGCCATTGTCGCAATCAATCAGATGCAGCGCAGTGAGGCGGTCCATGATTGGCCAGAAGCTTCTCGTCAGCCCCAACTCACGCATAATCTCTCCACGGGTCAGCGGACCGCGCCGGGCGAGTAAATCAAGCATCGCGCGTTGCCGTCTGCCCATCGTTAGTCCCAATTCTCCAAGTCCTTCAGCAGCCACTGCAGGGCCTCGATCGGGGGGGGCTTGCCCGGCTTGATCCCACGGTATGCATCGGTGACGAAATCGATCATCGCCTGCACCGTGGCCTGTCTCCGGGCCACGGAATCCGTTGGCATCTCGTCAACGACCTCCAGCAAGCGCTGCATGTACCGCGTCACCAGGACCAGGATTTCCTCGTCCGTCATCACGCCGGGACTGAGACGGCCTCGTCTTCCTCCACTGGCTCCCGCCAGATGCGGTCGATCATCGCCTGCCGCGCCGCTAACCCGCGCTGCCGTGCGTTGTCGCTGATCTTCAGGGCCGGATCATCCAGCCGCAGCACACGCTCCTCCTTGAGGATCTCGTTGGCCTCGTCCTCGGTCTGTGCCGAATGACACCGCGTCTCGAAGTCCTCCAGCCACTCCCTTAGAGTGATCCGCTTGACCTCCGTCATCGGCACCGCGGCGTTGATCTGTTCGCGGCGCGATGATGGCTCGGGTTGAGCGTCGATCGTGGTGCCAGAGAATGCTTCCGTCGGCATATCGCGCGCCTCTTCAGCGCTGATCACGCCACGCAGCACGTCGGGATAAACATCGCGCAGCAAAAAGCCGCGGGCTCGCATCTGCAGCATCCGCTTGGGATATTGTTTCCACGGCCCGACCTTGTCCCACAGCCCGGCCTTTCTGGCATCGGCAACGTCGAACGACCGCATTTCTTCCTTGCGTGCACCTTTACGTTTGGTGCGGCAGATCGCCTTGCTGGCGTCGCCATCGCCTTCGACGGTCTCTTCCACGTACTCGCAGAGTGGCGAGGCCTTAACCAGTGCCAGCATAGCGTCGCCCCAGACCGCGGGTCTGCCATTGATGACCGCGATGTTTTGCAGGGCCTGCAATGTGCCGAGCCCGATTTCGCGGCCCCACTGCATGGCCACGAGGATATTCTCGGCCTTGCCTTGGAAGTCGCGCGGGATCATTGAGGACTTTGCCAGTTCGCGGGCAAAGGTGATGGCCTCGGTGAGCGTGCCGGGTTCAAGCGGTGCGCGTGGCGTGTGAACCAGTGCGTTCATAGCATTAGCCTTTGCGGATCGTCAGGACGGGTTGCGGGTTGGAGAGCACGGCGCCGTCTATGGTTTCGCCACCACGCAGCGCCTTGGCGAGCAGGATCATGTCGGGCGCACGGCGGATGAAAGCTTCGGGCAGGACGGCCGGATCAGATACCAGTGGCTTGCTGCGGTGCGACACGCTTGCGGTGAACAGCGGGCGCTCGACTTTGTGCAGCTCCAGCGCTTCCAGCATGGCGAGCACGATGCCGCGGCGGCGATCGGCGCGCGCCTCCAGCCGCTTGATGCGCTCGCGCGCGGTCTCCACTAATGCCTCGTCGGCCAACGCCTGCTCGACGATGGCATCCAATAGAGCGATAGCGTCTGTCTCGCCGTCGATTGTATCTGTCAGTAACTTGTCATCATCTGTCAGTAGTGTCTGACGGATGCGCATAGCCGCGCTGATCGCCTGTTCGAGGCGGCGTGGGTTGATCTCAGCAGCTGCCATCGTCGTCGTCCTCGACCATGACGGAGCCGGTGTAGTGATGGCGCTCAAGACGCAGTGAGTGGAGTTGCTCGATTAATGCGTCGTGCAGCTCGTATGGCGACCAGCGACGGCGTGGATGTTCGAGCGGTGCGAGGTCGGGAATGAGTTTGTCGAGGGTCTCGGCGATTAATACTTCGATGTAGTCGAGCCGCTCTATGTCGCGCATATCGCGATCTATTGCCCGCTCCAATGCACTACGCTGTCGTGTTGAGACTGATTCTAACATGTGGGTTGGCCTTTAACGCATGATTAACGCTGGTGGGGTTGGCTGGCCCCTAACTTTACAAGTGCGTGGCGCTATGATTGCGGGACGATTGCGGCGAAGGGAGAGCGAAACGTGCCGACCGTCATGCCGACTGACTTTCGAATGATCGCTGACGTTCTTGAGCAGATGCAGCTCCGTGTCGGAGCGCTGCTCAGAAGCCTGGATGCGCAGCATCGCAAGGCGTTGCGGCAGCGCCGGCAACTGCGGAGTTATTTCGATGCCATGGATATTCACCATGGCCTGAGTATAGGGGCAATTCGCCCCACGCGTCAAGTGGCGTGGGGGCGGTTCGGCTCTACTCCGGAGCAGTTAGTCTCGTGGGCTGGCGAGATGTGCGGCGAGCGACGTCTCTGTTCTGGCTGTCTTGCGGCACTAGCTCGGGGTGACGTGCCGCCAGCATTGCAGCCAGTTGAGGATCCACTCCGTTGAACGATCCGTAGACCGCGTAGTCGGTCGAGACGCGCAGCGCATGGCAGATGCGGATCAGCAGGCCGAGGCCTGGACCTCGCTCGTCGCTCTCGACTTTCCGAACGGTTGACACGTCGACGCCGATGGTGCGGCAGAATTCCGCCCGGTTCGGCTCGACCAACTCTCTGGCCCATTTGATACGCTGTCCAAGCGTTATCCGTGGCATGTGGCTGGTTTCCTCACTCTCCGCATCCACTATAGGGGCGGACCGCCCCCGTTTTCCAGAGGAACAAACTGGGTAAAATTGCGGCATATCAATCTTCATATCGGGCCTTGACCTAGGGGCGGCGTGCCCCATAGCATATAGGCATGCACGCCCACAGGGCAATCATCCAAAGGCTGGGGGGGTATCAGGCTTTGGCGAGCGCGTTGGGTTTGGCACCTGAGACAGTTAAGAGTTGGAACAAGTGGGACCGCGGCATTCCGCCGCGGTATTGGCACCGCATTGCGCCGATGGCCGGCGTTACGCCCACTTACCTCGAGCGTACGGCTGGCCAGCGCTGCCGGCGTAGCGAGCCGGTCGAATGAGCGGGGTGGTGACAGCGACGCTGTGGGGTCGGGTTAAGGCACCGCGGCGGCACGAGGAAGACGACCTGCAGGCCTCGGTCTGCGAATACCTGAAATGGGCGCTGCCTGACGATGGCACCTTCTACGCCGTTCCTAACGGCGGCAAGCGGCATGCGCGCGAGGCGGCGCGGATGGTGCGGCTTGGTGTCCGAGCTGGGGTGCCAGACCTGGCGATCGTGTTCCGCGGCCGGCCCATCTTCATCGAGTTGAAGACGGCGCGCGGGGTGGTCTCGGAGCACCAGAAGCAGATGGCGCGGCGGCTGACCTATTGCGGTGCTGACGTCCTTTATTGCCGCTCGGTCGATGGCGTGGAGAACGCGCTGCGCGAGCTTGGCGTGCCGCTGCGGGCGTCGGTGTCGTGATGCTGCGCTGCGATATGTGCGTTGAGCCTGCGGTGGTGATTGAGCCTGGCAGCGAGGAGGTGCGCGAGTTGTTCGTGCTGCGCCGTGCTGTGCCGCTGCGTTGCTGGTGTCTGCGCCATTGGCCGGCGGCGTTGGCGCGGTCGGAGGCGACGACGCGATGAGTGCAGATGCGACAGTGTTTGTCGGCCGCCTTGAGCAGAGCCGCACCGACCTTGAGTTGCTCGAAGGCTACCTGGTGGATTGCTTTGGCTGGCGGCTGGAGATCCGTGGGCTGCGGGATCCGAAGCATGGCGGGTGGTGCCTGACGGCGCATCCCGGTCCGGTGCCGCCGGGACTGCGGCAGCCTGCGATCGACGACGAGGTGGTGCAATGAATGCTGATGTGGAGCTGATCAGCGGGTTGCAGGACGTGGTGCTGCTGCTGACGGAGGACGACGAGGCGCATCGGCATGATATGGCGGAGGTGATCACGCGGCAGGTGATGCGCGCGGTGGAGCGCGGCCGCGTGGTGCGGGGCACCGTGCAATGATCTGCGTGGACAACCTACGGATTCGCACGCTACAAGCAGAAGTGCCGCCCTGCGGAAACAGAGCGGCACCTGTAACTGTTTCACGCGGCGCGAGGGCCGTGCGAAGAAGAAGAGGCCGACGACCCTTCTTTCGCACATCCCTTGGCCGTAACGCAAGAGGTGTGTGCTGTGGCCGATAACCCCTACCCCCTCGCCTTCCAACTGGCGCGCCCGGTCGCCAAAGGTTGGCTCGACGGCGGTGACGCAATCGCCACCCTGATCGTGGCCGCGCTCCGCCATGAACGGCTGACCAGCCGGCCCGCTCCCGGCACCTTCCATCTACTTCGTCACCTGTTCGTCCAACGTCTCGAGCGCGAACAGAGCCGCCTTGCCGTCGAGGCCATGTACCAACGGCGGGAGCGCCGATATGGCTGACGAACAATTCGATACCTTCTATGCGGGCCGGCGCGCGCTAGCCGACGCGGCCATACCGATCATGACGTCAGAGGAAGATATCGAGGCGCGTCGCAGGGAAGTTGAGCGCATCGACGCTTACTTGGCTGAGCCAGAAGCTGCAAGGCCTTTCAGGACCATACGAGGCGGGAGATCTGAACAACCAGAGCAGCCGGCCTTTGGGTTGCAGCCGGTCAGCATCATTGACCAATGCCACATTCCCCACCGACAGTGGATATACGGCACCCAACTCATCCGCGGCTTTGTTACCCTGCTTATCGCGCCTGGGGGCACCGGCAAGTCCAGCCTGCTGCTCGCCACCTGTCTGTCGATCGCCATCGGACGCTCGTTGCTCGGCCCGCGCATCTTCCAGCAATGCAACACCGCTGTGCTCAATTTGGAAGATCCCCAGGACGAGATCGACCGCCGTCTGGCCGCCCTCGCTATCCGCTACGACATCAAAGATGACGACGTGCGCGGGCGTATGTTCGCCTCCCCGCCTGAGCGTGGCATCAAGATAGCAGCCAACGGAGCTGACGGATTCTCAGTCGTAAACCCCGACGAGGATCAGATCATCAAGCAGCTGCGCGAACAACGGGTCGGCGTGCTAGGCGTGGATCCGTTCAGCGAGAGCCATACCCTGGAAGAGAACAGCAACCCAGCCATGATCCAAGCCGCCGCTGCCTGGCGCCGCGTGGCACGCGCCGCCAATTGCGCTGTCGTACTATCACACCACGTCCGCAAGGGACCAGTCGACAGCATCGAAAGCGCCCGTGGTGCCAAGGCACTCACCGACAGCGCTCGCATCGGCCTGCTGTTGAGTACCATGACCGAGGAAGAAGCCGAAGCTCTGGGCATCTCAGATACCGATCGCCTGCAATATGTCCGTCTCGATGACGCAAAAGCCAACATGGCACCTCGCGCACCTAAGGCGGCGTGGTTCCATCTCGGTAGCGTCACCCTTAATAACTCCGATGCAACCTACAGCCACGGCGACCAGGTCGGCGTAATTGAGATATGGGAGCCGGAAAACGTCTGGGACAGCGTCTCTGTCAGTGAAGCCAATTCAATCCTTGACAAGATCGCCGCCGGCTTGGACGGCGAGCCTTACACCGACAGCCGCCGTCACCCAGCCACCCGATGGGCAGGTCACGTCATCGTCCGGGCGCTTGAGTGCACCAACGAACAGGCCGCAACCATCATCAATACATGGGTCAAAAATGGTGTCCTTATCTGCACCGAATACGCAACGGACAACCGCAAGAAACGGAAGGGCCTACGCGTCGATGATACCAAACGACCAGGCACGAGATATGAGTAACCCTGTGGCGCACTTTGTGGCGCACTTTGTGGCGCATCGTGGCGCGCCGTTGGACGGTTGCGCCACAATTGGCCTAAAGGCCAAAATTTGTGGCGCACCCCAACCGTCCTTAGGCGGTTTGCGGCGCACTTTGTGGCGCACGACTTGTGGCGCAGGACCCCCCCGGTGACTGGCGTGCGGCGATCAAGTTTGTGGTGTCGGTCAATATTGCGCGGCGGCATTTGAGTACCGGAGAGCGCGCCGATGAGGCTGCGGCAGTGGCCAATCTCAAGCCAGGTGGCGACCAAAGCGCACTGGCGCGCATTGGTGGAGTTACCCAAGACGGTGCGGACGTGGCTTAGGAGAAGCGATGATGGAACACGAGATCCATGCCTCGGTCGTGGTGAAGCTGCCGGCGCAGGGCCGTGAGCTGGCGCAGGCGGTGGCGACCTTCGCGGCGGCCTGGGCTGAGATGCTGGCGCGGGCCGGCGAGGCTCGTGCGCAGTTCTCGGTCAATGAGGTGCGCAGCCGTGGGGTGCGTCGGCGGCGTGGCCGGCCGCGGGCGGTTGAGGCACCGACGTTACCGTTGCCGGAACTGGTTGCGTGAGCATCGAGGTGCAGCTGGCGCACGATCTGCAGGAGGTGATCTGCGACAGCGAGTGCACGTGGGAGCAGGCGGTGATCAACCTCGGCTATGTGCTGGCGGTGGTGCTGCTGGTGGAGGACGACGAGGAGCACCGTGCGCAGTATGCCGAGGCGGTGACGGGGCGGGTGATGGCTGCGGTGCAGCGAGGCTCGATCCTGGCGGAGACGCTGCAATGACCGTTGCTGGAATCAATCCACAGGCGCACAATGCGAAACCGGCCCCCGTTGGAGCGGGAGCCGGTTTGTATCTTAACCAAGCGGCTGCTTGGGCCTATGCAAACGCTAGGGAGTGGCCTGGTCTGAGGCCCTCCTTTTCGCACAGGCCTTGGCTCCGCGCAAGGGAGGCTTGCGCCATGGCGTATTTGCGCAGTCGGCCTGAGGGCCGCGTCCACCGTACCAAGATCCGGGTTGTGTTGGTTCCTCAGCTCTGGGAGGGCTGCCAGGTGCCGTCCAGTGGCTGGCTTGGGTGGTGGCTTCGCATCGAGGCCGTGCCATGACCCGCACCACACTCGCCAACCAACTCCGCGAAGCTAACCAAATCATCTCCCGGCAAGCCGAACTCATCACCCGTCAACAACGCGCTCTCATCAATCTCACCCACCAACTTCACGCCGCTGAACAACGCCTCACCAAACAACCCGACCAACCAACCTTCCCAGCCCGCGCCCTCCGCTTCGGAAGCCCTCATGCTTGACGCAACCCTCAACCAGGTTATACAACCCGTCGCGGAACTGGGGGCGCACAACCACCACCAGTGCTACTGCAATCCGCGCTGGACCGTCGTCCGAACCCACCCGCAAGCCGAACGATGGGCCACCCATAACCTCACCACTCGCGGCTATCCCTGCTACCTCCCAACCTTCGCCACCAGAGCCCGTGACCGCGTCCTCCGAACCCTCTGGCACATCGTCCAACGACCGTTGTTTCCCTCCTACCTCTTCGTTGCCCATACGCCACAAACCTCCTGGCGTCCCATCTACGAAACGCCAGGCGTCGCCTCAGTGCTCAGAAATGGTAGCCAGTTACAGTATGCCGCAGACGAGGCTGTGGACGCGCTACGCGCCTCAGAGGCCGCACGCGCTATACCACCCCCACCCGATGCCGCTTGGCGCCTCGGCGACCCCTGCCAGCTCGCGCACGGGCCATTCCAACGCGTCGATGCCGTGATCACCGAACTCGCAGCAGACTACGCAACCGTCGCACTCCTCATGTTCGGACAACTCCGCGAAGTATCCATCCAGCTCGACTGTCTCGTGGCAAGAGACTAACAATGTTATCGTTAGATGACTAACGTAATGTTCCCGAAAAACTTATTGTGTGATATCAAAGACTTAACCCCTTATTCGGGCAACCCACGTACGCATTCCCCCACCCAGATCGCCCAAATCGCCGCCTCCATGCTCCAATTCGGCTGGACAAACCCCCTCATCATTGACGAAGCGCACCAACTCATCGCCGGTCACGGCCGCCTCCTCGCCGCTCAGCAGCTCGGCATGCCTCAAGCACCCGCCATCATGCTCGAGGGCCTCTCGCCGGCACAGAAACAAGCGCTCCGCATCGCCGACAACAAACTCGCCCTCAACGCCGGCTGGGACGACGATCTGCTTCGCGCTGAGCTGTCGTTACTGCGCGACGACGGCTTCGACCTGGCGCTGACCGGCTTTGCCGACGACGAGCTCGCCGGCATTTTTGCCGACCGCACCGCAGGCCTTACCGATCCCGACGAGGTGCCAAAGGTCGCCGAGGCGATCTGCCAGCCTGGCGATGTCTGGACGCTCGGGCGCCATCGCTTGGTGTGCGGCGATGCCACCAGCGAGGTCGACGTGTCGCTCTGCCTTGCCGGCGTGCGCCCGCACCTGATGGTCACCGATCCGCCCTATGGTGTCGGCCATGATCCGATTTGGCGGGAATTAGCCGGTGTGTCAGCGTTTGGTCCGCAAGCAAAAGGGCTTGTTGAGCACGACGATCGCATCGACTGGACCGATGCTTGGCTGCTGTCGCCAGCGGATGTCGCATATGTTTGGCATGCCGACCGGCATGCCAGCGATGTGCAGCAGTCGCTGCTTAAAGCTCGCTATACTGTCCGATGTCAGATCATATGGGTAAAGCCGCAATTCATCTTCGGCCGCGGGGATTATCACTGGCAGCATGAGCCTTGCTGGTATGCCGTGCACGACAGCAAGACAGGTCATTGGGTTGGAGATCGCAAGCAATCGACCGTGTGGCAAATCGATACCATGCACGTTATGGGCGGCTCTCGTGGTGACGCAAACAATCCTGTCACAGGTCACAGCACCCAGAAGCCAGTCGAGTGCATGCGGCGCCCGATCGAGAACAACAGCAGCCCAGGCCAGGCCGTCTACGATCCGTTCGTCGGCTCCGGCACTACCATCATCGCCGCCGAAATGACCGGTCGCTGCTGCCACGCCATCGAGATATCGCCGCAGTATTGCGACGTTGCCATTACCCGCTGGCAGAACTTTACCGGGCAACGGGCCACACGATCCGACGGAACGCCTTATGGCGCGATTTCCGAAATACAAGCCAACTGAGGAGACCCGTCGCCAAGTGCTGGCCATGACCGGCATGGGCCTCAACCAGTCGCAGGTCTCATTGCTGCTCAAGGTCGACAGCAAGACGCTGCGTAAGTTCTATCGCTGGGAGCTCGACGCCGGCGTCCACGAGGCGAACCTGCGCGTGGCGCAAAGCCTCTACGAGATGGCCACGCGGCTGAAGATACCGTCGGCAGCGATGTTCTGGATGCGCGCCCGTGCCGGCTGGAAGGATCGCGACGCCACCTCGCTGGAGGAGCCCGCGGAGGCCATCCGCTTCGAGTGGGCGCCAGCCATGGCCTCGCTGCCGCAGCCCGCCAACGCAGCGCCTACGCTTGAGGCAGAGCGCACTGAAATCGTGTGGGATACCAATGATCCATAGCGCTGCAGCAGTGGTCGCTGACGCCGGCAAGGTGCGCCTCGGTGCGTTCGCCCCGAGCCTCGTACAAACCTCGCCACGCGATCAAACCTTCGTTTGCAAACGTGGCCACACCCACAAATGCTTGGGAAATGCCGGCAAATCAACCACTTCCGACAGCGACCACACTCCAAGCCTCGCCTACAGCCAAAATACGACCCTTTTTGAACGTTAATCGCCCCTTAGCGTCACCCGACGCGCAAGCCACTGGAATGAAGCACGGACAAACCCCCTGGATCGGGCTCGAGCAGCGCACCGACTGCCCGATCTGCGGCGGCGAGTTGCGTATGCCAGTCCACCAAAAGGGCGGCGTGTGGCACCCGAAGGAGATCGCCATGGCCAGGCGCATGCTGGCCGCCGGCATCGGTGCCAAGGCCACCGCACGCCTGTTCGGCGTCTCGACCTCGGCATTGTCGTACGCGTTGGCGGCGTCGCTGGTCCGATGAGTAGTCGCGTGCGCACCATTTCGCTGCCGTTCGCGCCGCGGGAGTGGCAGAAGGGCCTGCTCGACGACCCGGCACCGCGCATCGTCGCCGTCGTCCATCGCCGCGCCGGCAAGTCCACGGCACTCCTGTGGCGCGGGCTGAAGCGTGCCATGACATGCTCCAAGCCATTGCCGCGCGTGGTGCACATCCTGCCCTATGCGGTGCAGTGGTCGCGCACTGGCCTCTGGGACCAGGCTGTACGGGCCTCAGAGGCCATCCCAGGCTGTGAAGTGCGCCGTGCGCAGATGTCTATCCGCCTGCCCAACGGCGGCGTCTGGCAGGCCGGTGGCGCCGACAATCAGGACAGCTGGCGGGGTGGGTACGGCGACGAGATCATCTGCGACGAGTTCGACGACTTCCCGCCATCGATGATCCCGCTGGTGATCGAGCCGATGCTGGCCGACCGCGATGGCGTACTGGTGCGCAGTGGCACGCCCAAGGGCCGTGGGCTGCTGCAGCAGGCCTATGATCGCGCCCGCACCACGCCAGGCTATTCCAGCTACCTGCTGGACTACCGCAAGACCGGTGCGCTGTCTGATGCGGCGATCGAGCGGCTGCGCACGGAGATGAGCGAGGAGGAGTTTGCCCAGGAACTCGAGTGTAGCTTCTCGGCGCCGAACAGTGGCAGCTATTACGGCCGGCTGATGCAGGACGCCGAGGACGACGGCCGCATCGGCGTGGTGCCGCACGAGCCCACGCTGAAAGTCTGGACGGCGTGGGACCTCGGCATCGACGACTCAACTGCGATCTGGTTCCTGCAGACCAGCCGCGGCGGGCAGTGGCGGCTGATCGACTACATCGAGGGATCCGGCGAAGGCCTCGACTACTATGTCGGGCTGTTGCGTCAGCGACCCTATGCCTATGAGCGGCATCTGCTGCCGCACGACGCTGAGGTGCGTGAGCTGGGCAGTGGTCGCAGCCGCACCGAGACGCTGCACGGGCTCGGCGTCAGGCCGACGCGCGTCATTCAGCAGCATTCAGTCGCTGATGGCATCAATGCGGTCAGGATGGTGCTGCCGCGCTGCTGGTTTGATGCGGAGAAATGTGCGTTGGGCATTCGAGCGCTGCGGCATTACCGGCGTGAGTGGAACGAGAGCGCGCAGACCTGGCG